ATTATGGTTATAATTCTGATTATGATTTTATAGTAATAAGTAAAACTGGAAAAATTGGACAAATCATTGAAATACAGAATCTCAGGATTGCTTTACCAGCAACAGATGAACCGTTTAAACGAAGTAAAGAAAAAGCGGAACAACGCTGGGAAAAAGCAGAATATCCAAAAGAGTTAAGTAGAATTAAAAATAGGTTTGACTGGGAAGAATATCCAGCTGAGTTTAAAGAAAAGTGGTACGATTATATAGATGAAGAATTTAAAAGAAGAGAACAAGGTTACTGGTTCTATAATAACGGTACTCCTACTTATATTACTGGTACTCATTACATGTACTTACAATGGTCAAAGATCGACGTTGGAGCACCAGATTACAGAGAAGCAAATAGATTATTCTTTTTATTTTGGGAAGCATGCAAGGCAGATAACAGATGTTACGGCATGTGCTATCTTAAAAACAGACGATCTGGATTTTCATTTATGTCCTCGGCCGAGCTTGTTAACCAAGCAACAATATCTAGTGACTCCAGATTCGGTATATTGTCTAAATCTGGAGCAGATGCTAAAAAAATGTTTACAGATAAAGTCGTTCCAATATCCGTTAACTATCCGTTTTTCTTCAAACCGATACAAGACGGTATGGATCGTCCTAAAACAGAACTTGCATACAGAGTTCCAGCTTCAAAGTTTACTAGAAGGAAGCTTGAAAGCAATGAACAATTAAGAGAACTAGACGGGCTTGACACAACTATTGACTGGAAAAATACTGGTGACAACTCTTACGACGGTGAAAAGTTAAAGCTATTAGCACATGATGAGAGTGGCAAATGGGAGAGACCTGATAATATATTAAACAACTGGAGAGTTACAAAAACTACATTGCGTCTTGGTTCTAGAATCGTAGGTAAGTGTATGATGGGCTCAACATCTAACTCATTAGACAAAGGTGGAAACAACTTCAAAAAATTATACTATAATTCAGACGTTACAAAAAGAAATAGAAATGGACAAACTTCTTCTGGACTCTATTCTTTGTTCGTCCCTATGGAATGGAACTACGAAGGATTCATGGATTCTTACGGATCACCTGTTTTCATTGGAAAAGAAGATCCAATCAAAGGAGTTGACGGTTTTGAAATTACAACAGGCGTTATTGAACACTGGGAAAACGAGGTTGAAGGCTTAAAGTCTGATCAAGATAGTTTAAACGAATATTATAGACAATTCCCAAGAACTGAAGCTCACGCTTTTAGAGATGAAACAAAACAAAGTTTATTTAATTTAGTAAAAATCTATGAACAAATAGATCATAATGATTCTTTAAATAATAGCTTAAATGTAACTAAAGGAAGTTTTAGTTGGGTGAACGGTATTAAAGATACTAGTGTTATTTTTCATCCTAATAATGATGGTAGATTTAGAATTAGCTGGGTTCCACCTAAAAATCTTCAAAATCGAGTGATTATAAAAAATGGAATTAAATACCCTGGTAACGAACATATTGGTGCTTTTGGTTGTGATAGTTATGATATTAGTGGTACTGTTGATGGTAAAGGTTCTAATGGGGCACTTCATGGTTTAACTAAGTTTTCTATGGAAGAAGCTCCTTCTAATCATTTCTTCTTAGAGTATATAGCTAGACCTCAAACTGCTGAGATATTTTTTGAAGATGTATTAATGGCTTGTGTATTTTATGGCATGCCTTTACTTTGCGAAAACAACAAACCAAGACTACTGTATTATTTTAAGCGTAGAGGTTATAGAGGTTTTTCAATGAATAGGCCTGATAAGCTTATTAATAAATTATCTATAACGGAAAGAGAGATAGGTGGAATACCTAACTCAAGTGAGGATATAAAGCAAGCTCACGCCGCTGCTGTAGAAAGTTATATTGAAAAATTTGTAGGATCTAAAGATAATTCATATGGTGATATGTATCATCAAAGAACATTAGAAGATTGGGCTGTTTTTAATATAAACAGTAGAACTAAGCACGATGCTACTATAAGCTCAGGACTTGCTATAATGGCTTGTAATAAAAATTTATATAGACCTGTGCCTAACAAAATTACTAATAAAATAAATCTTGATATTAGAACTTATGATAATACCGGCGTAATATCAAAAATTAATTAATATATATGCAAGCTACAACTACATATAGTACATTTCCGGACCAGGTCGTACCTGCTGCTGAGAAAGCTACTTACGAATATGGTTTAAAAGTTGCGAGAGCTATTGAAGGTGAATGGTTTAGAAATTCACAAGGAGTTGGTTATAGATACATGACAAACTACAATAACTTTCATAATTTAAGACTTTACGCTAGAGCAGAACAGCCAGTACAAAAATATAAAGATGAGCTAGCTATAAATGGAGATTTATCTTACTTAAACCTAGACTGGAAACCCGTACCTATTATTCCTAAGTTTGTAGATATTGTTGTTAATGGCATGTCTCAAAGATCTTATGAAGTAAAAGCTTTAGCTCAAGATCCTACTTCATTGAGAAAAAGAACTTTATATGCTCAGCGAATAATGATGGACATAGAGGCTAAAAAGTTTAATGAAATGGTTATGCAGCAGTTTGGTATAGACCTATCTGAATCCACTGCTAAAAACACTCCTGAAACATTAGAAGATATTCCAGCACATATGCAAATGGATTATAAACAATCTATAGAAGTTGCAGAAGAAGAACTTATTTCACAAATATTAGATAAAAACAAATATCATTTAATTAGAAAAAGACTTAATTATGATTTAACAGTTTTAGGAATATCTTGTGTTAAAACTTCATGGAATCCAGCTGAAGGAATAGTTATTGATTATGTTGATCCTTCTAACATAGTATACTCATATACTAACGATCCTAACTTTGAAGATGTATACTACGTAGGTGAAGTTAAAAATGTTCCTATAGTAGAACTTAAAAAACAATTTCCTAGTTTAACTCCAGAACAAGTTAAAAAACTACAAAACTACACAGGCAACACGGCTTATTCGCCTAATTTTAATGGTAGATATGATCAGAATACAGTTCAAGTATTATATTTTGAGTGGAAAAGTTATATTGACCAGGTATTTAAAATAAAAACTACTGCTACAGGGTTAGAGAAAACTATTGAAAAGGAAGATACTTTTTTAGAAGTAAAAGAAACAGACAACTTTAAAAAAGCTTCTAGAAGTATAGAAACATTATATAGTGGAGCTAAAGTGTTAGGTATGGAAGAAATGCTTGATTGGCGTTTGGCAGAAAATATGACAAGACCTTATGCTGATACAAGTAAAGTAAATCTTAGTTATACTATAACGGCACCTAGAATGTATCAAGGTAGAATAGAAAGCTTAGTAAGTAGAGTAACTGGGTTTGCTGACATGATACAGCTCACTCATTTAAAACTTCAACAAGTAATGTCTAGAATGGTTCCTGATGGAGTTTATTTAGACATGGATGGTTTAGCAGAAGTAGATCTAGGTAATGGTACTAACTACAACCCAGCTGAAGCTTTGAATATGTATTTTCAAACTGGTAGTGTTATAGGTAGATCCTTAACTCAAGATGGTGAAATTAACAGAGGTAAAATACCTGTACAAGAACTTCAATCTTCTTCTGGAGGAGCTAAAATAAACTCTTTAATTCAGACGTATAATTACTATTTACAAATGATTAGAGATGTTACCGGGCTTAATGAAGCTAGAGATGGTAGTGTTCCAGATAAAAACTCTTTAGTAGGTATACAAAAGCTTGCTGCAGCTAATTCAAATACAGCTACAAGACATATTCTTCAAGCAAGTTTATATTTAACACTTAGAACATGTGAAAACATATCTTTAAGAGTTAGTGATTCTTTAATGTTTCCATTAACTAGAATGTCTTTAATAAATAGTATATCTAATTTTAATACTAACACATTAGATGAGTTAACTAGCATTAATATCCACGACTTTGGAATATTTATAGAATTAGAACCAGATGATGAAGAAAAAGCTAAATTAGAACAAAACATTCAAGTAGCTTTATCTACCCAATCAATAGATTTAGAAGATGCTATTGACATTAGAAATGTAAACAATTTAAAATTAGCCAATACTTTACTTAAGAAAAGAAGACAAGAAAAACAAGCTAAAGACCAAGAGTTAAAACTACAACAAATACAAGCTCAAGCTCAAGCTCAAGCTGAAACTGCAGAAAAAACTATTCTAGCTGAATTACAAAAACAAGAAGCTTTAACTAGTAGTAAAGTTCAAGTAGAGCAAGCCAAGTCTCAATTTGAAATACAAAGAATGCAAACCGAAGCAGAGATAAAAAGAGGTCTAATGCAACAAGAGTTTGATTATAACATTAAACTAGCTAAAGAGCAGTCTAATGTTATATCTCAAAAAGAAAAAGAAATTGAAGATAGAAAAGACAAAAGAATTAAGCTTCAAGGCACTCAACAGAGTGAAATGATAACCCAGAGAAAACAAGATGGTTTACCTATCAACTTTGAATCTAAGGGTAATGATAATTTAGGCGGAGTTAGTTTAGACCAATTTGCCCCTAGATAATTTTATATTAACTATTATATTATATTATGTCAGAACAAATAAAAGAAACCGCCGCTGGCGAACTAGAACAAGGTGACTTTAAAATAAAAAAGAAACCTAAAAAATTAGTTACTAATAAAGAAATAACTAAGTTAGATATGGCTAAAAAAGAAGAGCCAAAAGAAGAAACTAAAACTGAACCAGAAGTAGTTGAAGAAACTAAAGTGGAAGAAGTTAAGGTTGAACAACCTGTAGTAGAAGAAACTAAAACTGAGGAATCTCCAATTATTGAAGAAATAAAAGTAGAAGAAAAAGATAAAGAAGTTAAAGAAACTAAAGAGGTTGTAGAAGAAATTAAAGAAGAAGTAAAAGAAAATCCACAAATAGACTTACCAGAAAACATTGAAAAGCTAGTAGACTTCATGAAAGATACTGGTGGCACTGTCGAAGATTACGTTAATTTAAACAAAGACTACGGTAAGTTAAACGGAGAACAATTACTTAAAGAATATTATAGTGTAAGCAAACCACATTTGAATTCAGAAGAAATAAATTTTTTAATGGATGATAATTTTGCGTGGGATGAAGATGAAGAAGATAGAGTGGTTAAAAAGAAAAAACTAGCTTACAAAGAAGAAATTGCCAAAGCCAAAAGCTTTTTAGATAGTTCTAAAGAAAAATACTATGAAGAGATCAAGTTGAAACCTTCAGTATCTAAAGAACAAAAAAAAGCTAATGACTTTTTCAATAGATACAACGAAGAACAGAAGGTGATTCAACAGCGTCACGAAAGTTTTACAAACAATACTAAAAAATTATTCTCTGATGAATTCAAAGGTTTTGAATATAGCGTTGGTGAAAAAGCTTTTAGATATAATGTAAATAACAAGAATGATGTTGCTCAAAATCAATCTGATTTAAATAATTTTGTTGGGAAGTTCCTAGATAAAAAAGGTGAAATCGAAGATTATAGAGGTTATCACAAAGCCTTGTATACTGCTAATAACGCTGATAAAATAGCAAAACATTTTTACGAGCAAGGTAAAACTGACGCTATAAGAGATGTTAATGCTAAATCTAAAAATATAACAAATGAAGTTAGAGCTACTAGCTCTGGTGAAATGTTTATTAATGGGTTAAAAATAAAAGCAATTAGTGGTGTAGATAGTTCTAAGTTAAAAATAAAAACAAAAAAATAACTTAAACTAAAAATATAAATATGAGTTTTGCAACAAGTGGGAGTTTTCCTGCAAGTTTAATTCCAGCTCAAAAGAAACAAGCATTAGATAATAACTATTTGAACTTTGCAGACGGTACGTCTGACTGGGCTCAACAGTATTTACCTGAGCTTTATGAAGCTGAAGTTGAGAGATATGGTAACAGAACGTTAGCAGGTTTCTTAAGAATGGTTGGCGCTGAAATGCCAATGACATCAGATCAAGTATTATGGTCTGAACAAAATAGATTACATGTATCTTATAATGAGGTAGAGTGGAAATCAGGTGTTATTTTTGAAATAGAATTAGCTAACGCTAATCCAACAACTAATGGTAGAGGTAATAATACTGCAGCTATAAAAGTTAATAACACTATATTAGTTTCTGATAACGCTACAGGTTTAGTAACACAGAAGTTTATCGTAACTGGTGTAACTCAGCCAACAGGGGTTGCTACAAAAGCAGAAATTACAGTTACTCCTTATGATATAGCTACTGTTAAAGCTGGATTACAGTTAACTGGTGCGGCTTCCTTGAACCTATTTGTTTATGGTTCTGAGTTTGGTAAAGGATCTACAGATGCTACTATGGATTCTATCGAGCCTAGCTTTACAGAATATCACAACTCTCCAATTATTATTAGAGACAAGTACCAAGTTAATGGTTCTGATGCTGCTCAAATTGGTTGGATTGAAGTTGCTACTGAAGATGGAACATCTGGCTACCTATGGTATCTAAAAGCTGAGTCTGAAACTAGACTTAGATTTGAAGATTACATGGAAATGGCAATGGTTGAAGGTGAATTAGCTGGACACACAGTTGCTATGCCTGGTGCTTCTACTGGTATTAATTTAAAAGGTACAGAAGGTTTATTTGCTGCTATTGAAGCAAGAGGTAATGTATATCAAGGATTTGCTGGAGCTGCTGCTCCTGGTTCTGGTGCTTTAGGTGATTTCGATGAAATCCTTAAAAACTTAGACAAGCAAGGAGCTATTGAAGAAAACATGCTTTTCTTACAAAGATCTACTGCTTTAGATTTTGATGATATGATTGCTGCTATGAACGGAGCTTTTGCTTCTTCTGCTGCTGCTTCTTATGGTTTATTTGATAATGAATCAGAAATGGCACTTAACTTTGGATTCACTGGCTTTAGAAGAGGTTCTTATGACTTCTACAAAACTGATTGGAAATATCTAAATGATGCTTCTACAAGAGGTTTATCTAATGCTATTGATGGTGTAATGATTCCTGCTGGAACCACTACAGTATATGATCAAATGTTAGGATCAAATATCAGACGACCATTCTTACACGTAAGATATAGAGCTTCTGAAACTGAAGATAGACGTTACAAAAACTGGATTACTGGTTCTGTTGGCGGAGCGTATACTGATGCTTTAGATGCTATGGACGTACATTTCTTAACTGAAAGATGTTTAGTAACACAAGCTGCTAATAACTTCGTGTTATTTAAGACTGTATAATTATTAACATTTAAAAGAATAGAAATTATGGGATACGTAAAAGTAAAAAAAGCTGCAGGTGCATTTGATGTTGTATGCGCAGAACAAGTAGCTAGAATAGCACTAAGTGGAACTGGTACATCTGCAAAAATAGATGTTGCATATATTTCTGCTACTGCTAATAATGACGTTCTTACACTAACTTCTACTAATGATGGTAGTACTGGTGGAGGATTTGTTCAAGCAGATGTTCAAGCTTTGAATGAAGCTGTTGGTTTAATTGGTGGTGGAGCAGGTATGATAGACGTTAGTCTTTCAAATACTCTTGCTAGCACTGCAATAGGCTAATAAATAAACAATAACAAGATCCCGCTTAGGCGGGGTCTTTTTTAATTATTATATTATATTATATTATGGAAACAAAAGTAAAAAAGGCTCCTGCTCCCAAGCAAGAGGTTAAAAAAGATAATTGGGAATATAAAGATAGACATTATTATTTAACAGATAATAAAGAACCACTAACATATACTATACCTAGCAAACATACTAGAAGATACCCTTTGGTTTGGTTTGATAAGGAAAAAGGATATGAGAGAGAGCTTAGATATGCTACTAATCAAAAAAGTATTTTTGTAGATGAACAAGTTGGAAATGCTACTTTAAAACATATTGTTTTTGAAAAAGGTGTTTTATTTGTACCAAAAGAAAAAAGAAATTTACAAGAATTTCTAAAACATCATCCACACAATAATATTATATTTTCTGAATTAGACAGGCAAGTCGAAGCTGTAGATCAATTAGAAGAGTTAGATTTACAACTAGATGCTTTAAATGCTGCAAGAGCTATGGATATAGAACAAGCAGAAGCTATATTAAGAGTTGAATTAGGTTCTGATGTAAATAATTTGTCTTCAAAAGAATTAAAAAGAGATTTATTATTATTTGCTAGACATAATCCAAAATTATTTATTGATTTAGCAAATGATGACAATGTTGTTTTAAGAAACTTTGGTATAAATGCTGTTGATTCTGGAGTAATAAATTTAGCCTCAGATCAGAGAACTTTTACTTGGGCAACTAATGGAAGAAAGCTTATGACAGTTCCTTTTGATGAAAATCCATATTCAGCTTTAGCTGCTTGGTTTAAAACAGATGAAGGACTTGAAGTTTATAAATCCATAGATAAAAAACTTAAATAACAAGTGATTATAATAAAGGTGGTTTAATCACCACCTTTTTTTTTAAAAAAAAATAAACAAAACAAAATGATAAACATAAATCAGGTATATAAGTCTGTACTTGTAGTACTGCAACAAGAAAAAAGAGGAGTTCTTACACCTGTTGAGTTCAACAAAGTCGCTACACAAGCGCAGCAAGAGATATTCATAGAATATTTTGATGAACTAAACCAGTTATTGAGACAACCTCAAACAAGTCTAGCATACGCTGATAGATATGCTTTATTAGACGAAAAAATACAAATATTTAAAAGAACAGAAATTTTAACAACGCAATATGGCGATTTAATAACTAGTTTAGGTACTAACCTAGACGCTACTGCTCCTACGTTAGCTTTAGGTGAGTATGATAACTTCTCTACTGGAGTCACAATAACAGGAACTGGAACAGGTTTAAAAGTAAAAATGGCTGTAACTTTAGGAAGTGGTATTACTACTTTATTTATTTCAGATCCAGGAACAGGTTATAACGCAGGTGATACAATAACTTTTGCATCGGGCACTTTTGGTGGTAGTGTTTCTGCGGTTTGCACATTAACATTGGCAGATATTAACTCAGGTCCTAGAGTAAAGCCTACTGTAGCAGTACAAGAGTTAGGTTCTGTTATTTATTTTGCTACTCCTGCTAGTGAAGGTAGAGAAGCTCAAAGAATACAACAATACGAAGTTTTTACTACTAACCAGTCTCCATTGACTAAACCTTCTCAAAGATACCCTGTATACATTTATGAAGATAATGTAATACAAATTTTTCCAAATCCTTTACCTATTTCAACTAATAATGTTCAATTGAACTTTTTAAAATACCCAGCAGATGTTAAATGGGGTTTTACTATTGATACAGAGTTAGGTAATTATATTTACAACGAACAAAGCTCAGTTAATTTTGAATTACACCAATCTGACGAGCCTTTATTAGTAGATAAGATATTAGGATATGCTGGCGTTATGACTAGAGATCAACTTGCTTTGCAATTAGCAGCTGGTAAAGAACAACAAATAGATATTGACGGACAAAAATAAAAATTATGGCAACAACAACTTTATCAAACGCTTTTATATCTTTAAATGATATTATAAACAACTTCTTAATTTCTTACACGGGGCCTGGAAAATTAATACCAGATGCTGTAAGAACTGAAGTTATATTTCATGCTCGTCGATGCTTGCAAGAGTTTGCATATGAAACTTTAAAAAGTCAATTTATAGAAGAGAAAACAACATTTACTTCTCCAGTTGATTTTCCAGATTCAATGGTCGCTATTATATCTATAACAGTAGATGATCCAGCTGAAACATTAGAAGAAACTACTAATGCTACTCCTCTTGCTGGATTTTATTACGTAGATTATAGTACTAAACAAATAAAATTTAACGCAACAGATGTTGCGAAAGGAAATTTGGTTTTGAAATATTTATCAAACGCGCTTACCACAGATGAATCTGCTGCTATACCTAAGCTGGCAGAACAAGCTTTATACGCATGTATGATATATGCTATATTAGCAAATAGAGAAAAAACTAGACCAGATGTATTACAGAGATTACTTATAGAAAAAACAGATAAACTAGAAAGAGCTAAATCAAGACTAGTATTTACTAACTTCGATTAAAACTATAATATGGCTATTAACGTAAACACAGTCTACACAACTGTATTAAGTATACTTAATAAAGAGCAACGTGGTTATTTAACACCATATGAATTTAATAAAGCTGCTACGCAATCACAGTTAGATATATTTGAAAAATACTTTACTGATTTAGATGGACAACTAAGAATACCTCAAAATGAATTTGATTATTCTAATCCTCTAAGTAATATAGATGATGGATTATCTACATTTAAATGTTTTGGTGCTTGCACTGGAGGAACGGCAGGTAAGTTTAACTTGCCAACTACAGATACATTAACAGGTAAAACTATAGTATATAATGATCAACCTTCTTCTACTGAGTTTGCTTTTTACAGGTTAGGAACTGTTACTTTTGATAGTGCTACTACTGGTGTTAAGCCTGTGGAAATAGAAAGAATACAAAGAGATTATTTTTATAATATAGATAGATCAGATTTAACAACACCTAGTGAAAACTACCCTGTGTATCTGTATGAAGGCGTTAACGCAATATTTGTTAAGCCAACTACTATTACAGCAAATGTAGAAACAACTTTTTTAAGAAAACCAGTTAATCCAGTTTGGGGCTTTACTGTCAATAGTGTAGGCGCTTACATATATGATAATACTACATCAGTAGATTTTGAAATAAGTAGCAATGATCAGACAGAGCTTATATTAGAGATACTTAAATATGCTGGAGTAGTTATAAGAGATCCACAAATAGTTCAAGTAGCATCTCAAGAGCTAGCACAAGAATAAATTTAAAATTAAAAAATACAAAATATGGGACTAGTAACTGAAAACAACGCTCAATACTACTCAGGTCAACAAACTTTTCCTGGTGTTACTGCTGTAGTTAATCCATCTTTCAAATGCACTTTTGGGGTTGACGTTGTTAGTGCTTTTGACAAACTTGGCGTTCAGTTAAGCTCAGCTTCAAATTATACTATATACTTAGATGGAGTCGCTCAAAGTGAAAATTTATCCTACGTTTTAGATCCATTTAATAATATAATAGAGCTTAAGGGTACTATTACAGCTGCTTCTATTTTAATAGAACTAAAACAACCTGCTATAAATGAAAACTACGGTGGCTATGAGTATACTACATTAGACAATGTTATAAATAATTTTTTAGTGGCTTATGTAGGCGAAGATAAGTTAATTACTAAGATTAAAAGAACTGATGTAATGTTTCATGCTAAAAGAGGTTTACAAGAGTTTAGTTTTGATACTTTAAAAAGTATTAAATCACAAGAGCTTACGATACCACCTAGTTTAGGTGTTCCAATACCTCAAGACTATGTTAATTATGTTAGGTGCTCTTGGATAGATAATAATGGAGTTCAACATATAATATATCCAGTTAATAACTTAACATCATCACCATTTACTTTACCTATACAAGACCAATCAGGAATACCAGCACAAGACTCATTTGGTGAAAATATTGATGCAGATCAATCTTTAGTAGAAGAAAAGTGGAATACTGCTAATGATAACAAAATATCAGGAGCTTACACAGATCAAATGTATAATGAAGGTGTATATGATTGGGGTTGGGAAAAATTAGCTTATGGGCAGAGGTATGGTTTAGACCCTCAAACTAGCCAATCAAATGGATGGTTTCAAATAAATGAAAGAGAAGGTAAATTTACTTTTTCTAGCAACTTAGCTAATAAATTAATAATTTTAGAATATATATCTGATGGTTTAGCTTATGACGTTGATTCTAAGATACCTAAGATGGCGGAAGATGCATTGTATGCGCATATTAATCATTCTATACTATCAACAAAGCCAAATGTTCCAGAATACATAGTTTTAAGATACAAAAGAGAAAGATCTGCAAAGTTAAGAAATGCAAAAATAAGATTATCAAATATAAAATTATCAGAGTTTGCTCAAGTTTTTAGAGGAAAATCTAAATGGATTAAACATTAATTAAATGGCTGAATCAAGAAATAGTTTTATCAAGTCTAAAATGAATAGAGACTTAGACGCCAGGCTTGTACCTCCAGGAGAATATAGAGAAGCTTTAAACGTTTCTGTAAGTAAATCTGAAGGTGCAGACGTAGGATCATTAGAGAATATATTAGGTAATATATCTTTAACTGATTTTGGTTTAACTTCTACAAATATAGATGTAATTGGTTTTTTCATGGATATAAATAATAATAGAATATTTTTATTTATGACTAACTATGTTGATAACTCTAGTGATCAATTGTCTAGATTTGCTCCAGCAGCAACACAGTGTTATATATGTCTTTATAATATAAACAATAGTTTAGCTAGTATATTAGTAAGCGGAAGCTTTTTAAACTTCTCAAAAACACATTCTATTTTAGGTGTAAATCTTATTAATCAAAGCTTATTTTTTACAGACAATAGAAACCAACCTAGAAAAATAAATGTAAGTAGAGCGTTGGGAGATCCAACGTATTATACTAATGAAGATCAAATATCTTTATCTAAGTATTATCCTTACGAACCTATATCATTAGTAGGTGGTTTTGTTACAAACATAAGTGTAAGTGGACCAACAGGATCTGGTTATGTTCCTGACACCAACTTACAAACGACTGGTGGCACTGGTTCTGGGCTCACAGTAAACATAACAAGTTCTACAGGAGGTATAGAAATAAATAATACTGGTTTTGGATACACTAACGGTGACATTATAGTGCCTGTACAAAGAACTGGTTCTGGCACAGGGCCAATATACACTCTTGTTGTTGAAGAAGTATCAACAATGCAAGATGTTACTTCAGAGTTTCTTCCAGACGGAACTACACCAAATCCTTATTATAATCCTAATTGGCCTGGAGACAAAAACTATTTAAGAGACAAATTTATAAGATTTGCGTATAGATTTCAATACGATGATGGAGAATATTCTTTAATATCACCTTTTACTCAAGCTTGTTTTATTCCACAGCAAGATGGTTATTTTATAGATAAAGATACTGAAAAAACTTATAAAAGTACAGAAGTAGAGTTTATGCAAAATAAAGTTAATAATATAAAATTATTAATACCAGTGCCTGCTGAAAGTACTAGCTGGAGTAATGCTTTAGACGATTTAAGAATTTCTTCCATAGATATAGTATTTAAAGATGATAGTCAGACTACATTGAAAGTTATTGAAACAGTAAATGCTAATTCTTTAATATCTAATAACACTACTGTATTTATTTACGAATACCAAGCTAAAAAACCTTTTAAAACTCTACCAACAAGAGACTTATTAAGAGTTTCTGATCAAGTGCCGGTTAGAGCACTGGCACAAGAAGCAGTAGGTAATAGAATAGTATTTGGTAATTTAGTTGACAAACATACTCCACCTTCAAGTATAAATTACAATACTCAAACAGGTTTTAAAGTAGAAGAGTCTGGAACAGGAGCTGTAGAATATAGTTACGTTAGAAGAGAGTATCAGAACCATACTCTTAAGCAAAATAGAAATTATCAAGTAGCTTTAGTCTTATCAGACAAATATGGTAGACAATCTGATGCTATACTATCTACAGTAGACGGAAACTCTCAAAACGCAATACTAAAAGGATCTACAATATTTAATCCTTACAAAAGTGGTGATTTACCAGGTAATCCTTCTGGAGGAGCGGTGCAGACTGCAAAAACTTTTAGTTACTATTCTAGCCCTACTGATCCTGCTTCACCTGTTACTAATAACTTATTTTCAGGTGCTGGCGATACTTGGCCTGGCGATCAATTGCAAGTAAAATTTAATGAAACAATAAGTTCTAATTTTAATAGTACTACTGGAACACCGGGTCTTTTTAGCGCTACTAACCCTACTGGCTGGTATAGTTACAAGATTGTAGTAAAGCAAACTCAAGTCGACTATTATAATGTTTACTGTCCAGGTGTTTTAAATGGCTATATAGATGGTGAGACTGCTAACCCTTTGTCCGCTAGCTTAGAAGAGCCAGTTGCTCACTTTGTTTTACATTCTGATAACTTGAGTAAAATACCAAAAGATACTAGTTTAGTAGGTCCTAATCAAAACTTATTCAGAACAGCAAGACCTTCTTTTAATGAAGATCCTGATTATTATCAATTTACTGATACTAATGGCAACTTGTTTCAAGCAGATCCTTATTCAGAAGAAGGAGAACAGTTATTAAAAACTAGAGATAGAGAAAAAGATTTGGATTCAGGTAGTCAAGTGAACAATGCTTCTGTTGAACTTTTTGCTAGAGTTGTAAATACTGGTATTAGCTCTATACTTGGCATAGCAAGTAATCAATACTACCCTGGTCAAACGGCGGAAGTTGTAACTGCTATAGGTACTGGATCTGATTTAGGTTTATTTGCTGTAGGTAACGTTGCTAAATACCCTTTTAATTCAGCACCTGTTTTTTATAATTATGAACAAAATCCTTTTATAGCTAGACTAAATGTGTTCAGTGCAAAACTAGATCCAGAGATGCAGCTGTACGGGATGAAAGGACCAAGTCCAGAAGCTTCTGAATATGTAGTGGAGTTTATTGGAATGGGGTCCACTGGTACTGCTACTTTTTCAGGCGGTGGCTACCCTGGCACTGGAGGGTCTGGTGTGCCTGTTGTTTTTAACGGGACAACTGCAACTGATTTAAAATTTAAAAATAGAGGAATACAAGTAACATTTACAGCTAAAAATGATGGTACAGGAAATATTGCTGTTAATCATGTTATTATAAGTAATGAAGGAGGTCCTTGGGACAACGCAGGTATAGCATTAAATAGTAGTATTGAAGCTACTGCAACAATAGAAGCTGCAGGAACTACGAGTGCTAATTTTCGTGTAAAAGTAACTAGAAAGGCTATAGGAACTCACCCGGCGACTCCAGGATTAAATGACCCACTTGCTATGACACCTATATTTTCATGTTTTGAAACAAATCCTTTAGATTCTAAACTAGATATATATTGGGAAACATCTACGTCTGGTAAAATATCAGATTTAAATGCTAACATAGTTGCTAATGATCAATATACACCTTATGGTTTTAGAGGTATGTCTGATTATGCAGGTGGAGCATACAGCATAGCATGGGGCTTTTTAGAAAGCAACAACAAAAATGACGATTTATGCTTTTTTTACGCAACCGATGTTAATGGAAATCCAATAAGCACTGCTTTAGGAACTTTTGCACCTATAAATCCAACAATGATTTTAATAAGAGCTGAAAATTCAGCATCTACACCTATTAACATGACTAGTGATTTTGCTTTGTTACCAGTTCCTGGATCTCCTGGCGCTTATAAAATACAAAACACCACTTATAAATACTTTGGATATAACTCTGCTTTAGAAGATATTTATAATTTCACTATAAGAGTTGTAGCTCCTGCTTTTGATTATAACACTTCTGGAACCTTAATAACTACTGATTTAAATTTACAAGCTTCACCAAGTTTGGTTCCAGGTACGCTACCATCTCAACCTACTTTTCCTTTAACTAATCTAGCTCCTACAATAGCAACTAGTACTTATGGTCCAAATATAAATGTGACTACTAGTGGTTGTAGTGGTGCTTTTGAGGTTTATGCCACTACTAGTTCTCAGCAAATAGGTTTTAATTTTGATGTAGCAAATGGGACTAATGGTATTAGTGTTGATAGAGGAAAAGATTTATCAATTAAAATAAATATTTTATCAAGTCCAGCTCCAAACGCAAAAAATTATTTTACTACAGACTACGTGACAGCTTCTGGGTCTACTGGTGGAAAATTATTTATAGAGAAAAACGCTTATGGAGATCTTGGCAGTGGGCCACATAGGATTGAACTCGTAGTGACAGATGGTGGAGCTTTAACAGCGTCATGTGAACAAGAGGTTACATTGATGAGTTAGTGTAATAATTAAAAAAAACAAGTAATATTTATAATATGAGTTATACTATTGGAGTGAAATATTTTAATTCTTTCTGGTTGAAAAGAATAGTTAAGACTGCATCTGGTGGTTTTAACCCAACTTATACTTATGCTTGGCCTGGACTACCTTGGAACCCAAGTGGGTATCCTACTTTTCCTTTTAATTCTACACCATATCCATTGCTAACACTTAACAATTTTTATTTAGAAGAATCAAGAATAAAAGGTGGTTTTAATAATGCACAAATTTCTCTAGGCGTTAGGGCATATGTAGTTAATCAAAATATAGATTCTCAAGACAGAAAGCATAGTTTAATATATTCTGGACTATTAAACACTAGAACAGGTTTTAATGAAACTAATGTTTTTTCTATAGCAGATCCATTAGTAAAAGACTTAGATCCTAGAAACGGATCAATACAAAAACTATATACTGAAGATACTAATTTAAATGTATTTCAAGAATCTAAAGTTAGTAAGGTTTTAATAAACAAAAATGCTATATATTCAGGTGACCAAGGTTCTTTAGAGACTGGTAATGTAAATGTGTTAGGTCAAGATGTCCCTTATTTAGGCGAGTATGGTATAAGTAGAAATCCTGAAAGCTTTGCTGAATACGGATATAGAAAATATTTTGCAGATAAAGATAGAGCTTCAATTCTTAGACTCTCTAGAGACGGTATAACAGAAATATCAGGCTATGGTATGAAAGATTATTTTAGAGACACCTTAGCTCAAATATCAGATACGCCACAAAGACAAGTTATAACTTCCAATATTGGAGCTTTAACCACTGGAGTTATTGACCAGATTTATGTTGGCGGTGTTGGAGGTGGAACAGCAAACGTTGAGATTGGAGCTATGGTTGAGGTTGTTACTAGTGGAGGTGTTGTTACTTCTACTAATCTTTATGTAACAGATATTGTTAGTGTCAGTCAAGCCACATTAAGCGGAACGTTTGACTTTGGTTCTGTTGGTACTTATTTTACTGTTAATTTTGTAACTTACAGAAAAGGAGTTATATTAGGATCATGGGATGCGCATCAATCAGCTTATACTTTGTCAATGCAAACAAAGCCAAGAATTATATCTACATCTGATAGTACTTTTGATACTTTAGGCTTTGATGAGCAAGTAAAAGGCTGGACTAGCTTTTATAGTTACAAGCCTGTTTTTATGGGTAGTTTAAAAAATAATTTTTATACTTTTATTAATAGCAACATTTATCAACATTATGACGAAAGCGTTTCTAACAATAGAGGCAAGTTTTATGGTGCTACTACTCCTGACGATTCTTTTGTTAGATTTATATTTAACCCTAACCCTACTATAGTAAAAAACTTTAATACTATTTCATACGAAGGTAACAGTGGCTGGGAAGTTGATAGCTATGTATCAGACTTTGAAGGTTTTGATCAAGTAAAAAATACTGGTTCTTTTAATCAATATCAAGACACTACAGCTTCTATAAAAAGCTTTGTTGAAGGTCAATATGATAGTGCTGGAAATGTATATCCTGCTGCTTTAACAGAACCTATATTTAGAGTTGGTTTTGATAGAAAAGAAAATGATTATGTTGCTAATTTAATAAACTCTAGTGTTGCTAGACCAGGAGAGGTTATATTTGGAAACAGTGTTAGCGGTGTAAAAGGCTATATAATGACAGTTAAAATGTCAATAGATACTAGCACAGATGTTGGAGGAGCTAAACAGCTATTTTCAGTATCATCAAATTATGTATTATCATCACAATAAATGAAATCAAGTTTAATTACACAAAGAGAAAATAAAATAGATAATTTATTAACTAACTTAATTGATATAGCAGATGGTGTTAATATCATCGGAGATGGCAAGAAAACAGTTAGAGAAGCTGAATCATTAGAAATAATAGATGAGTTCACAGAAGGCGTCTATATGCGACGTATGGATGTAAAAAAAGATACTTTAATAGTAGGAGCTATACATAAAGAATTACACTCATGGTTTTTAATGCACGGTACAGTTAAAGTTGCCGATGCTGAAAACGTAAACTGTTTTAAAGCACCTTACTACGCAATATCTCAACCAGGAACTCAAAGAGTTATAGAAGTATTAGAAGATGCTATATGGGTTAATATACATTCTAATCCTGACAATAAACAAGACATTGATATTATAGAAAAAAGATTATTCGCTTTAAATAGAAGCGAATACAAAGATTATTTAAAACAAAAAATTAAAAAATGAGTGGAATAGCAACAGCAGTCGTAGGAGCGGTAACAGCTTTAGGTAGCTTAGGTATGGGTATTGCGCAGAACTCACAAAACAAAAGAGCTGCCGCAAAACAACGTAGAAAAGAACAATTAGCAGAAGCTGAGCTTAGAAGATTAGAAGCAAACAGACAACAAGTAATAGATAAGTCTGACGATATAAGAGCTATGAAAGATCAAATATTTAATCCATATCAAAATAATGCTGTAGCAATGCAAGGTGTTAATTTAAAAATGGAAGAGACAGATGAAGCTTTAGCTAATACTTTAAATGCTATCAATAGAGCAGGTGGTGGTGCTGGTGCTGCAACGGCTTTAGCTAGACAAGCCGCTTCAAGCAAAGCACAAGTAGCTGCTAGCATAGAAAATCAAGAACTTAAAAACCAACAACTATACTTACAAGGCGAGCAACAAAAACAACAACAGCAAATGGCTTTAGAGCAAGCCGCTATTCAAGAAGAAATTGGCGCTTATGGCAGGCAAGAGCAGAGAGATATTATGCAGTTACAAAGATTTGCTGGATTACAACAAGTAGCTGGTCAACAAGCTATGGATCTTACTCAAGCTGGTAATGCCGCTATGGCATCTGGTGTAGCTGGATTTGCACAAGGAGCTGGTATGGTTGGAGATGGGCTGACTTACAAGCCTGGCGACAAAAAATAACAGATTATTAAATAAAAAAACAACATGGGAGCATATGATAATCCGCAGGCGGTGCGAATGAAAATAGATCAAGGAGCTAGAAACATAGCTCAGTTTTTTACAGCTATGAAAGGCGTTGGGGAAAATATTCAAAGACAAGCTGCTATTAATAAAAGAGAAGCAGAAAAAGCAACTGCTAAAAAAGATAAAGAAAAAAGAGATAAAGACGTTAGAGAAGGTAGAGCGCTTAGCAAGTTTGACAAAGACTACGCACACATAGAAAGTCTTATAGACCAAATAGGTGGTGATTTTGACGCAGGAGAGGGATCTAAAAATATACAAGATGATGCTATAATGGAGAACTTAATAGCAATGAGAACTAGGTTTTTATCTGACATATCTAAACCTGATTTAGGTGCTGCAGAAATAGGTAAAATACAAGCGCAGTACAACAACAGAATAGCCACTTTTAAACAAGATATGGATGTCTTTATAGGTGGTTATAGAGTTTACAAAGATATAAAAGAAAGAAATCTAGGTCCTAATGAAGAAGATGCTATATTAAGTGATGAAACTGCTCCATTTAATGAGATGATACCTATATATGAATCTATTCATAATAAAAAAGGTGATGTTGGTATTTACCCGTCAGCTGATGGAAACACTTTTAATATTGGTAAGTTTAATAAAGGGAAAAGAGAAGATGAGGCTGGAGAAATTTTAACAGGAAGTAGTTTAACTGAATATAGAAAATACGTAAAAAAAGATCCAAATAATCCTAAGTTTTTTGAACAGGTTGAAGTATATGCTCCTGGAGGTGGTAGTCGTATAGATTTTGTGACTAACACAATGGGTAAACTAAAAAATACAGATTATGATATTGCAACAACATTATCAGAGCCTAAAATGGTTAAAAATAAAGAAGGTAAGTTAGTTGAAAAAATGAAAGTAGGAAAAAGACCAAATCCTAATAACCCTACTGGCCCGTTAATTCAGGTAATGGTTCCTGATGTTGATGAGAAAACAATACTAAATGCAGAAAAACTTAAAGAATTTAGAAACACTAAGGAAGGTGTTAACTACCTACTTTCAAGTTTAGGCGGAAAAAATCCTAGAGCTGTATATGCAGGTTTTGGGTATCCTTCTAGTACTTATTCACAAGATGCTCTCCTTGATGCTATCGTGTTAGATTTAGAGCAAACTTACAACAAAGGCACTATTTTAATAGATGAAAATATAGGATCTGAAGAAGATACTTTTGAAAACATAGACAACCCAGCTGGTCAAGGCGGATATTTAAGTTAATAAATTAACAATATGAATCCAGAAGATTTACTATACGAAGCTTATGCTTCAACATTTGATAACCCTTATAGTTCTCAAGAGTTTTTAGGTATGCTAAAAGGCGACGGAGAATTTGTAAATGAAGTTTTTGGAAAACTGTACAATTACAATGACGAAGTAAGAGCTACAATAGATGATATGTTGGCAGGTAAAGTTAATCTTGGAGGTCAAGCAGCGGTTGAAGGAGGTATTACTTACGAAGAAAAAGAAGTTGTAGAAAATCCTCAGCCATTTGTACCTCAAACAATAAATGGAGAAATAGATTATGATTACTATGATGAAATGGGTTCTGCTTTTAAAGAAAAGCAAGACTTTAATAACTGGTTAAAAGATCATCCTGAAGCACAAAGAGAGAAAGATAAGTTAAACACTGTTGAAGATATTAATCAAGCATTAATTGAGCCTATAGCAGCGCCTAGCTATGATAACCAAATAGCAACTATAGTAGAATATGATGAGTATAAAAGAGGTGATTACTTACCTGCGGACAATTATTCAGGTGATGTATTAGCTCCAGGTACCGATGCTCAAGAAGAAATAGACAAAAGAGAAGCTGCTGAATTTCAAGAAAGACCTGAAGAAGTTGAATACCTAGATCAACAAGAGGACGGTGCATTTGTGACGAAAAGTCGTAAAGAAACCGTGCAAGAGTTTGGAGATAGATTAGAAAAAGAAAACGTTTTTGATGTAGAATTTTTCACAAGAGACAAAGCTTCTGGTGGCGATTATGGTTCAGAAGGTTTTAGATTAGCTTTTCAAGGTTCTTTACCGGAAGGATATAAAATATGGACACCTAGCAATTCAGGCCGAGACGCAAAAGGAGAAAGCAAAGCAGAAGATGTTTACGTAACTGGTTTAGGTCGTTTTTCTGAAGTCGAAACAAAAGTTTCAGATATACAGTCTAAAGATTTTGTAGTAATCCAAGACCCAAGAGGTAATACTCATGCTATAAAATCATTGTTTGATCCAGGGATGTATGACAAACAAACACCTAAGGCAGCTCAGAAAGCATTTATAAAGTTTCTAGGAGCTTCTTTAGATGATTCTGTAATACAAGACATAAAAAATACTACAGCTCAACAAGAAGACTCAGTAGAAGAGCTATTTAAAGATGCATTAGATTTCGGTGATTTTTCATTTGCACCAGAAGCTACTCAAGAAGAAAAAAACAATATAATAAGTAGTGGTAATAATAAAGCTGGTGCTTTAGGTTTATCTGTAGATGATAGAATATCAATACAAGAAAAAGTAGATAATATAAGTTTTGCTCCAGAATCTAGAACAGTAGCATCTGGAGGCATGTCTATGGGTGGAGCAACAGGGAGTAGTACTCAAGTAATTGTACAGCCATACGAAGAAGAATTAAATGTAGCCCTACAACAATTAAATATTTCAGATGTCACTAATGGTATTAAAAGAGAGGAACCTTTAACTATAAACTCTAAAGAGGTTCAAGATCTTACTAGAGAAAATATAAAGCTTGAAATAGAAAGAGATACTAAAAACGGTAAATATGAGGACTATATAGAAGGAGACACTGATGTAAATACAGTTTTAGATAAAGATTTAATAAGAAAATATACTTCAATATCTAAATTAAAATCTGTAAACAAAGCTGAAAAAGCAAATTACTTAGTTGAGAAATCTACAAAAAGTGTAAACAATTTTATAGCAAACGGAACTGACAATATAAAAGAATTAAACAATTTTTACAACGACGAGACAATTGTTTATAATATAAAGCCTGGAGAATTAGCTTACAAAATACCTAACAAAGGGGCTTTAAAAAATAGGTTATACAAGCCTGGTGAAACACCAATTGATGATTTTAGACTTGTACCTGCCGCTTTGTATGACAATGCTCAAAAAGAAAAATCAATATTAGGTTCTAAAATACAATTTTCCAAAGATCAACAAAACAACTTCTTTAATCAAGTTGCTAAAATGAATGATGCTGAAGAGCAATGGGATGTTGTTAAGAGAAATTATAATGATGGAGCTAAATTCTTTTCTCAACTTGCTTTAAATTCTGCAGATCTTTTAGTAAATGTAGGCTATGGTGCTAGCAAGCTGCTAAATATGGTTAATCCAGCATCATTAATGCTTGAAGGAATTGGTGTTGATTCTGGAAACGTTTTAGATAACGTAATGATGTCTTGGCAAAATTACAAAGAAGACGTATCTGAAGAGTATAAAAGAGACCAGCAGTTTGGAAAAATTGAAGATTTAGACGATGTTGGTGAATATGCATTACAGTCGGTGGCTAGTCAACTACCTATAATAATATCTATGATAGCAACAGGCGGCTTATCTGTTGCGGCCGGTGAAGCAGCTGGTTTAACAGCAGCTCAACTTGTTAGATTAAGTACTATTTCTAGCTCTTCTTTAGTAGGTTTATCTTCTTTTGGTAGCAAAGTTAGTGATATGAATTATGAGGAATTTAAGACTGGTAAAGATCTTTACTCTGATGCTGAAATACTAACTAAAGGTCTTATGTACGGTGTTGTAGAAGGTGGCCTCGCCGCTATTAGTACTGCACCATTGCTTAATAAAGGTTTGAAAATTAAAGGCCTTAAAATGGATAGAGCTGTTACAGACAATGCTAAAGAAATGGGTAGAAGAGCTTTTGTAAAAAACTACTTAACAAAAGAATTATTACCAGAAACTTTAACTGAAATGGGTGCTGAAGGCTTAACTACTGGACTTCAAAACTTAATAGATGGAAGACCGTTTTTAGAAAATATGACAGAGACTTTGGTAACGGCTGGCGTATGGGGAGCTGGTATGTCTGGGATGCCAGGTGCTGTTGCTTTTGGAAGAAGAGAGTTTGCTAATAGTAAAGAACTTGGAATAATTAAAAAAGCAAACAAAAATATCAGTAAATATTCCATGAAAATAAACAGTCTTATTAATCAAAAAATAAATATTAAAGGACAAGGTTTAGCTCCAGATGTTAATATAAACAAAGAGATTGATAAATATAGAAAATTAAGAGATCAGGCTCAAAACACAATTATTGAAGCTGACAATCAAGTTGTACAAAACTTAAATAACAAAGGCATAGCCGAAGAGCGATACGTAAAAAACTATACTCAAGGACTGTCAGACATGGCTGATATAAGAATAGAAGCCGAATCTATCGTTAATGATAAAACATTATCTGTAGATGAAAAAAATGAACAATTAGATATTTTAGACAATCAGTATAGACAAACAGAGTTTTACAGAGATATATTTACAGACACTAAAACTTTTGGAGATGGTTACGCTGCTATGGCAATGGCTGCTCAAAGATCTGCTCCTTTCAGCAAAGCTAGAACAGAATTTAATAAAGCTAAAGCCGAAGCTGTAATAAATATAAGAAAAGAAAAAGGTCAAAATTATGACCCTACTACAAAGGAAATTTTTGATGCTGGTAGTGATGTTATAAAAAGAAGAGAAATAAAAGAACAAGTTGAAAAAGATAAAACTTGGTCTAATAAAAATGATATAAAATACGAAGCTTTTGAAACTGCACTTGAGGCTAATACTTACGTTAATAAAGAATATAACAAATTAATAGAAGAAGCACAAGAAGCTGGTAATGATTCTGAAGTTAGTTCGCTCAGACAAGAGAAGCAAGAACTAATGAATAGTATTAGTTCAAAAAAATTAAGTGGATTAAATGATCCAAAAATAGGTGCTGTTGCAATTATAGACAACATGGTAGCAACTGGTTTAACTAAAACAGGTGTTCACGAAATAACTCATCAACTTACTGATAAATTGATTGCTAATAATTCTTCGGGATTTAACCTAATGGCTGATCAAATAGTTCAATATCTAGAGTATACACAGCAAGGAGAAGTTCTTGTTAAAATGGGAGTAGACAATGCTAACTTAAGAAAGCTTTATAAAGATGCTAATGGAGAGGTAGTAGGAAGTTTAACAGACAAGGGTTACAATGCTTCAGAATTAGTTTCTAGCTTTATGGAAAACATCGACAAGATTGATTTAACTAAAATGGATAATCAAGTTGCTGTTTTAGGTGCTCTTTTAAATGTAGGTTTAAAAGCCGCTACTGATGGATCTTATAATATAAAATTTAGTGGTCAAGAAGAGATATTAAATTACTTTAAAGGACTAGGAGATGCTATAAAATCAAAATCGCCAACTATGTCTATGGCTGCGTCACAAACTAGTTTTTCACAAACAGATTCAAAGTTGTTTACTAAAGTAGATGATGTTTTTAAAAGTGATGAATCACTTAAAAATAAAGGTCTTGAAATAGGAAATTTATATAGAAATTTTGTTACAGCTAGACTTAATAAAGGTTTTGAAGTAGGTAAACTTAAAATAAGACCAAGAGATTTCAGCGGTTTTAATGATACAATATTAGAAGATGTGGTATCTGACATGGCTACAGGTGGATCAGGTATACCTGGATTAGTTAAGTCGTGGTCTAATAGAGATATGGCTAGGTTTGGTGATATATCTTTACCTAAGTGGATCAACGCTAGATTAAACCAAAGAATACTAGGATATTTACCAAATGACTTAGTAAGAAATGATATGTCTATTGACAGTGAAACTGCTAGACAAATAGAAGATATTAAAGCTAGCAAGTTTGATGTAGATGTTACTAGCGCTAGAAGAGGTGTAGTTCCTGAATCTGAAGCTAGAGAGATCAAGCCAGTTGAAGATTTAAAAATAATAACTCCAGAGCTAGTGGACGAAGTTAAAGATATAATTACTAAAACTTTAAAAAGAACAGCTTTAACACAAGGTATATCAAAAGAAACTGTATTAGCAGATCTTAACCAAGCTGTAGATAAAGAAATGACTAAGGTCATTAAAAGTAAAATGGGTCCTATTACTAGAAGTGTTTTGGGTTTTGCACCTAAACAATACATAGACTTTATTAAAGACGAAATGATGACAATAGTGGGATCTATGCCTACTAATTTAATCAAACAAAAAGCTAAAAGTAAAGCTTGGGCAGAAGTTTTTAAGCTAGAAGAAATAGGTAAAGAAGATATTAAAAAGGTTAATCCAGATACAGGTAAAGTAACTAATTATAGAAAACAAATATTTAAGTTAGAAAAACCAGATGCTCAAAAATTCCAAAGATACTTTACTAGAGGTGGTTACACTACATTAATTGAAAGACAAAGATCTTTAATAAAGCCAATGGCTCAGCAATTAACAAGATCTGAAATATCTAGATTAAGACAAGACAAGAATTTTTTACAAGATTTAGCTGATAGAACTGGTATGACCGATGTCCAGGTAACTGAATTTTTTGTAGACAATGTTATAGAAGACATACAGTCTGAATTAGATAATACAGCTAGTGAAATACTACAACAAGATAATGTTAAGTTCAGTGAAACTTTAGCTGCTGAAGGTAAGAAAAATCCTCAAGTAAAACAAACTTTTATAGATGGATTAAACAGCAGTGGATTTAGAGCAATGCTAGAGGCTAACTTTGTAAATGGATCTGCTTTTCCTCTTAGAAATGCTATTACTCAATATTTTTACGAAGCTAATATTGATTTAGATAAAAATAAAATAAAGAAAATAGCTACAGAGCTTAGCAAAATAGATGGTATGCAAAGGCAAACAAGAGCTGCTATTAAAAAGTTTGATGCTGCTGAAGTTGCTGATATAGTTGCAATTACTATGGCAAATAATGTAATTTTTCCTCCAAACTATAAAGCTTTAGAATTATCAATGGGATATGAAAAAGTAAATTATGATTTTAAATCTAGAACCAGTATAAATCAAGGTAGAAATTTAGCATTAAAATTATATTTAACTGTTGGTCCTGATAGATTTATGAAGTTTTTTAAGTTAGGATTTTCTGGGCCTGCTGGATTAGGTGGTATAATAGTAGAAGGTACGCCTTCTGGTATTAATATAACAAAAAGTGAATTTAAAAGAAGTTTACCTGGAAAAGTAGGAGGTAGTATAGATTTTGAAACAGATTCTAAAGGTAATCCTATAGGACCTATTACATATAAAAATTCTGATCCTAAAGGTTTTGGAGATATGATAGATTTATTAGATTATAAGGGATGGAAATTTGACACAATAGATGATTCATCTTTAGTTATAGAGCAAAAGAATAAAAAAATAAATTCAGATATAAGCAAATTAAATACGTATATAAATAAAGGCGCTAAATCTTATCCTAGTTTGTTTTTAAACGTACCAGATATTGAACAAAACGTTTTTAACAATCCAGAAGCTTTAAAAAAATATCCTAATTGGAAAAATGTACCAGCAATAAAGAAAGACGCTTATACTAAAGATTGGTACATGAATGATAAGTTTCAAAAACTAAGTGACGAAAACAAATTAAAAAAGGCTAAAGAAGTTAGTGAGCTTACTAAAGAAAGTAATGAAAATTTAAGAAGTACTGTAGAAGAACTAGCTGAAATGAGAAGGCAAGGTGAATTAACACCTGAAGAATCTAGATTTTTTGTAGCTATAGGTGGTAAGACAATGGCTAGTTATATAAAAAGTGCTGCTGTATTTTTAGGCTATCCTACTTTAGATAAAGCTACTTTGTTAGATATGTTAAATTTACCTGCTAATGATAAATTTGTATTAGAACATATGACTCCAGCTATGAGAATGTCACTTCAAATATATAAATATTTATTAGATCCTTCACCAGCAAATAAAAAAGAATTCAATAAAGAACTAGATAATTATAATACAATTATGCTACCTTTTGGACTTGATACAATGTTGAGAGAAGCTGGTTTACAGTCTTCTATGGGATTAAATTATAAAACAGGAGACTCTCAATGGGACACTAGATACTCAGAATTAATAAAATTATTAGAATTTACTTTAGTAGATGGAACTAAAATAGGACAGAATAGTACTAGGTTTAGTAAAATGAATAATAATCCTAAAACTAAAAAAGCTAATGTAGATCTTGTAGATAGTAGCCAAGTAATGAAACCGTCTGAAACTCAAAACAACGGTATAACTATTATTGAAACAGAAATATTAGACAAAGCTTTATCTATAGCTCGTGATCCTAATGCTCCTGTTAAGAAAATTAGAGTATTTGACTTTGACGATACTTTAGCTCAGAGTAATAGCTTAGTATTTTATACTATGCCAGATGGAACTAAAGGAGAATTAACAGCTGAACAATTCGCAGAACGTGGTTCTGATTTGCTAACTGAAGGAGCAAGTTTTGATTTTGAAGACTTTAATATTGTAAGAGATGGCAAACCAGGTCCATTATTAAAAGTTGCTAAAGCTATACAAAATGCTAGAGGAACTGAAGATGTTTTTGTATTAACTGCTCGTGCTCCTGAATCTGCGCAACCTATACAGTCGTTTTTAAAAAGTGTTGGACTTGAAATACCTATACAAAACATTACCGGCCTTGGAAATAGTTCTGAATTTGCTAAGTCAAGCTGGATAGTCAACAAAGCTGCTGAAGGTTATAATGACTTTTATTTTGCTGATGATGCTGCGCAAAATGTAGAAGCAGTTAAAAGAGCTCTTGATGTTATAGATGTTAAGTCTAAAGTGCAACAAGCTAAAGTAAAATTTAGTGAAACTGTTGATCAAACTATGAATGATATTATATACCAAAAAACTGGTATTGAATCATTTAAAGAGTACTCAGATGTAAGAGCTAAATCAGAGGGTAGAGACAAAAGAAGCTTTGACTTAATACCTGCATCGGCGGAAGACTTTGGAGGTTTATTATATAACTTACTAGGTAAAGGATCAATAGGTGATGCGCAATGGGAGTGGATGCAAGAAAACTTAATAAAACCTTATAACAGAGGTATTAATGACTTAACAGTTGCTCAAAACACTTTAGCAGCAGATTTTAAAGCTCTTAAAAACAGCTTAGAAGGTATACCTAAAAACTTAAAAAAGAAAGCTTTTGGTGGTTTTACCTTTGAAGATATAGTAAGAATAGATGCTTGGAACAAACAAGATATAAAAATAGAAGGTTTATCTAAAAGAGATTTAAAACAAGTTGATGAATTTGTAAAAGAAAATCCTGAAATTGGTATTTTTTCTAGTCAGTTAATAGACATAAATAAAAGTAATGGCTATTATTACCCTGGTAAAAACTGGTTAGCTGGAACAATTACCACTGATATGAGAGAAGGTTTGAGAACTCAAGGTAGATCAAAGTATTTATCACAATGGAACGAGAATATAGACCAAGCTTTTTCAAATAAAAACTTAAATAAAATAGAAGCTGCATTTGGATCTAAATATAGAGAAGCTTTAGAAGATTCTATTAGAAGAATGAAAACAGGCACTAACAGAGGTGTTGCAATGGGTAGAATAGAGTCTAGGTTCTTAGACTATGTTAATAATTCTATTGGTGGTGTTATGTTCTTAAACGCTAGATCAGCCGTGCTACAGACTATATCTTCTTTAAACTTTATAGAGCTAACTGGAGATAACAACTTGTACAAAGCTGGCAAGGCATTTGCTAATCAACCTCAGTACTGGTCTGACTTTATGACTTTAATGAACTCAGATTATTTAGTTGATAGACGTAATGGTTTAAAAATAAATGTAAGTGAATCTGAAATAGCTGAATCAGCAAAAACTAGTACAAATAAAGCTAAAGCTGTTATAGCAACTTTACTTAAAAAAGGTTTTGTATTAACTCAAATAGCAGATAGTTTTGCTATAGCTAGCGGTGGTGCTACTTATTATAGAAATAAAGTAAATGCTTATTTAAAACAAGGATTAAGCAAAGCTGATGCAGATGCTAGAGCTTTTGAAGATTTCAAAGCTAAATCTGAAGAATCACAACAGTCTTCTGATCCAAGTAAAATATCTCAACAACAAGCTAGTACTGCTGGTAAAGTTATATTAGCATTTGCTAATACGCCTAGTCAATATTCTAGAATAATGAAAAAAGCAAGCTTAGATTTAGTTAATGGAAGAGGTGATTGGAAAGATAATGTAAGTAAAATATTGTACTATGGTGCTTTACAAAACATAATATTTACCACACTGCAATCTGCTTTATTTGCCGTAGCATTTAATGATGATGATGAAGAACAAGAATCATTTTTAGAAAAATACAAAGGTGTAAAAACTTTAAACAGCATGACAGACAACGTATTAAGAGGGCTTGGTATTGGTGGAGCTGTTGTTTCTACAATAAAAAATATTGCTTTAGATATTTATGATAGATCTAAAAAGTCAAGACCTGAATATCCTGATGTTGCTTTTAAATTGCTTGATGTCTCTCCTCCTATAGATATTAAAGTTAGTAAATTTAAACAAGGTATGACTACTTGGGAATATGGTAGAAAAGATCCAGAAGCTAAAGATCCTTTTAATATAAATAATCCAGCTTATGAAGCGGCTGCAAAAGTAGTAGCTTCTACAACTAACGTGCCTCTTGATAGAATTTATCAAAAAGTAGAAAATATTAAAGGAGCTTTAAATGATGACAATGAAAACTGGAAACGTTTAGCAATGGGTCTTGGTTGGCCTGAGTGGCAGTTAATGTCTGAAAAAGAAAAAGAAGAAGATAGAAAAGAAAGAGCGTTAAAAAGAAAAGAAGCTAAAACAAGAAAATATGCATACAAACCAGTACTTGATGAAGCAAGTTATAAAAATCAAAAAATAAAACAAGATACAGAAAAGTATTTTAAATTAACAAAACAAGAACAAATACAAAAATTAGATAGTTTAGGTTTAACTAAAAGCAATATAAAATCTTTAAAGTACGAAAAAGATAGAGTTAATAAATTGCTAGAATTAATGGAAAAATGAAAATATCAGAAAATACAGAGTTTAAAATAGATATAAAAACCGTAATAGGTATAATAATGTTTACAACTACAATAGTAGGTATGTATTATACTTTGCAAGAAGATATAGCACAAGCTAAAACATTGCCACCTGTAGAAGTAACTCGTTTAGAATATGAGCTAAAAGAAAAGTGGAACGAAGATATGATAATAGATTTGAAAGAAAGAGTTGATATGCTTGAACAAGTTGATGATGTTGTATTTGAAGAAATAAATGTTATATCTACTTTAATTAAAGATGGTACAGAGAATGATGGTAAACTAGAAGAGCTTAACAGGCAGTTAGAAGAATTAAGAAATAAAAAACCTAATACTAGGGTTATAGTTAAAGAGGTTAAAGTAGATAAAAAAGGTAGAAAATTATAAATCATGGCTAGAAAAAAGAAAACAAAAAAAGATGCATGCTACCATAAAGTTAAAGCAGCAGTTAAAGTTTGGCCTAGTGCTTATGCGTCTGGTCAATTAGTTCAGTGTAGAAAAAGAGGTGCAAAAAATTGGGGAGTTGGAAAAAAGAAGTAAGTTTAAAAACTTTGATTTAAGCAAATTAAAGATGCAAAAGCCACCTAAAGACAATTCTTTAGAAACCTTTAGAGAAATACAAGATCTGACTAAAATTAAAGATGACGAAAATTTTGTTAAAAACAATGACGATATAATGAAAGTTTTTGGAAACTTTGCTGAAGCTAATAATTTTAATTTTCCAAAAGAAAATGTAAAAAAAATGTCTTTAGATGCTTATGATGATGTAATTAAAAAATTAAAACTACATTTTAATAGACCTAGACCTAAAGATCTTGCTAAACAGTATGATATAAAATTAAATGATATTGAGTTAAAATCTATGAAAACTCCTTCATATCCATCTGGACACTCTGCTCAGGGTAGATTAGTTGCTAATTATTTAAATGATTTAAACAACACTAATAGGTTCACAGTACTAGGTAATAATATATCTGATAGTAGAAATGTTGCTAAAGCACATTATGAATCAGACTCAAAATTTGGTAAAATAATTGGAGACATGTTATACAATCATATAAAACAAAATGGCGAAAAAAGTTAAAGGCGGAGGAACTACTAAAGTTTGTTTACCAGCGAGTAAGGTTAGATCTATGTCAGCTGCAGAAAAGAAAAAAGTAGTTAATGCTAAAAAATCTGCTGCTAGCAAAGGTAAATATAAAAGATCTAGCAAATCAAATGTTAAAGGCGCTCGTAAAAAAGGAGCTACTTTAAAAGATTGGTTTGAAAAAGAAAACTGGATTAATGTAGCAACAGGCGCACCTTGCGGAGCGTCAAGTAGAACTCGTAAAAAGAAAAAGTAATGCCTACTAAAAGAAAAAATAAAAAACCTTGTTGGCCTGGATATGTCAAAAAAGGTAAGAAAAAAAAAGGTAATAGAATGGTAAACAATTGTGTACCGATAAAAAAGAAAAAATGATAGGTAACGGTAAAAAAACTAAAAGAAAAAAGAAGTCTAACCCATGTGATGCTTTATGGGCTGAAAGAAAAGCTGTGTACTTGGAGAAACCAGGTGGAGAACAAGAATGGAATACTGAAAAAGATGAGTTATACTGTGATGGAACAAAAATAATTACACGTAAATCAGATGATGCTGATGTTCCTTTTACTGATAAACAAATGAAAAAAGAATTAAAGAAAAAGTAATGGCTGAACCAAGAAAAACTACAAAGGGAAAAGGTCGTAACTTTAGAACTGTTGAAGAAGGCGCTGGTATGACCGAAAAAGGAGTTAAAGAATATAGAAAGAAAAACCCAGGAAGTAAACTTAAAACTGCAGTAACCAAGTGTGATGTAAAAGCAGGTACTAAAGCTTATAAAAGACAAAAAGCATTTTGTAGTAGATCAAAAAGCTGGACTGGAAAAAGAGGTAGAGCTGCTAGAAAAAGATGGTGTTGTTCAAGATTTTAAAAATATATTATGGCGTTTAAATTAAAAAACAAATTTGACATGAGACTAATGAATACTTCTGTTAGTCACATAGAAGATGATGCTAATGTTTTAGGTAGAACAACTAGTGCTGGAAACATAACATTAAGCAAAGATATACCTGATAGCCATATTAAATCTGTTATAAAACACGAGCTTGGGCATGTAGATGACGTTAAGTCTGGGGCTTTAGCTTGGGATGATGAAAATTTTTATTGGAAAGGTAAAAAGTATAGCAAGCAAGAATGGCAAGGTCGCAAAGACGCACCTTGGGAAGCTAATGCTAATAAAGAATCTGGAACTAATTACGGACGTTAGGAACACGAAAAAACTGGGCACCATACCCAAAGTTCCTGTAACCAAAAAAGGGGAGGTCATTACGACTTCCCCTTTTTATATTTAGCACCATGGGCAAAACCCGCCCGGACATCCGTCACACATAATTCATATTTTAATAGTTATACCTATCGACACTATAAAAGCGCCGCTTGCTATCGCAAGTGTATTCGGATTAAAATCTAGCTTTTGCTTATGCCAGATCATATTAGTACCAGCCATAGTCATTATGCCAATACCGCCTATAACAGCTAATCGTTTCATTTAATTTCACAATTATCACCTGCACAAGCTAATTCTCCTGCAAGATCTGTTTCATCTTCTGTTTCTACAATTTTACTAAGGTCAACATCTTTTAAATGTTTCATAGCCATATCGTATTTTACTTTGCTTATGTCTTCAAATGGAGCTTGAGTATACGTACCACCATCATAAGGCAATACGGATAATCCATTATAATGATCTCTGTTTTCCCACATCCATTCACCAGCCTTATCCCACTCTTCTTTCTTTAAACTAACAGTAGCTGAAACGTTGTGAGTGTTAGACCCTTTTCTGTGACCAGGCTTAACCCATTCAGTGGCAACTTTCTTTATACGCTCTAATAAATTAAAAGGAGATTCACCTCTTAATATAGAACCTTTAGGTGCTTTCTGTGGTATACTAATTACAGCAGTATCGTGAGGTCTAAAAAATTCATCTTCAACTAATTCAGGATGATTAGCGGATAAATACTTATACATAGATTCGTTTTTACCAACTCTAATTCTACGAGTATAATAATCAGCATGCCATGCATGAATACCAGATGAAGTTCCTAATGCCAGAGATGTCGTCCCAGCGGGCTTCACGGTTGTACATCTTGCAGCTGGATTAATACCAATTGCTTTAGCTGTCTTTGTAT